GTGGACGGGGGTGTGGGTATGTATATAGGGTGGTACCCACAAATTTTCCCTAATTTTGGCTTTTAGGACAAGCGGTATCGGCAATAGTTAAGATAAGTTTTCTTGATAGAAAACAATAGGCAGGTGTTAAGATGGATAACGACGATACATCAAAACAACCAAGATGGACGGACGGGCGTGTAGCACCGTTGGGGGTCACCATCAACGGTGTATGCCGTAACTGCGGCTATTGCCCTCATTGCGGCAGGGGTAGGCAGTTGGCCATTTATAACCCACAGCCGCCGCAGTATTTTTGGCCCGACACATATTGGGCATCTCCGAGTTATGTAACAGTGGGCCGTGCAAGTACGGCTGATGTAGGATACGCGATATAAATAGTTAAGGAGAGCAGGATGATTAACTGGCTCAATGGCAGGAAGACATACATTATAGCGATAGCCACGGTGGTTTTAGGTACTTTGCAGGGTTTGGGCGTTTTTGTGGTCCCCGAATGGGCGTGGGGGATAGCCATCGCCTGTGGGCTGGCTACGTTGCGGGCTGGCGTTGATAGTGTTTCCAAGACAGTGGAGGATGCAAAATGAAATGGTGCATACCGATATTTCTGGTTTTACTGGTTGGCTGTACGGCGACTGAGCTTACGGGCGTCGCTGACGCCGTTTCCGACCCGAATGTGACTTCTCTCATAGTCGACGTTCAGGGTGTGTCTGACATAGGTGCGATAGTCAAGGATGTGGGCACTTTGACCGGAAGTACGATAGCTGTTGCCATCGGCACTATTTTGGTGGGGATAGGCAGTATATCTACCGCCATCAAGAAGCGCAAGGACTGAGAGGGAGAAAATAGACGAGTTATATTGCGAAGACGTAATCGAGTGGATGGCCCGCTATCTCAAGATAAAGGACAAAATAACCGCCGAGTTGATTTCTTTTCGTCCTAATCTTGCCCAGCTTCGGGTATGGAACACCGCTAAGCTCCAGATAGACAGGGATTTACCCGTAAGGCTCTTAGTGGCCAAAGCCAGGCAAGAGGGCGTTTCCACCTTCGCCGAGGCCCTGTTGTTCCAGTACATCAACAGATACCCCAATAAACTGGCCCAGGTGGTTTCTGCCGACACGGATTCGACCGATTTGGTCTTTTCTATGTCCAAGATTTTTCAGGAGATGATGCCGGACGGAGTTAAGAGAAGGACTTTGCACTCCAACCGGAAAGAGATAGCATACGCTTCGCCTCACAGGTCGAAACTGATGGTCCAGACCGCTGGGAAGGATGTTCTGGGACGTGGCGGAACGGTGCATTACTCACACGATTCCGAGGTTGCCTTTTGGCCCAATGCTAAAGAGGGACTTGGCGGCGCTCTTCAGCAGGTCCCGAAGGCCCCCGGAACCGTGGTTATCCTCGAATCGACCGGAAACGGCGTTGGGGGTGAGTTTTACGACCGATACGTGGCCGCCGTAGATAAGAGAAAGTACGCCCCCGACGATTATTCGGGCTTTTTGCCTATCTTTCTGGCGTGGTGGTCGTTTCCCGACTATCAGGAGGCTCTACCGAAAGACGGCATTGAACTTTACCGCGATCACGAGCTATATGGCGACGAAGTTGCCCTTGCGGACAGGTTCAAACTCACCAAAGAGCAGTTATATTGGCGTCGTTTAACGATAAAGGGCGAGTGTGGCGGCGATATTCGGCTATTCAAGCAGGAATACCCCGCCGATTGGCAGGAATGCTTCCAGGCCACGGGCCAGAGCGTCTTTTCGCAGGGAATGCTCAACAGATGGCAGGACAGGTCTGTGGTTGGAAGGCCCGTCTTATTCGATTCTAATGAGCCTTACGATGTTTTAAGGCAGGATGAGTGCTGGCGAATATACGAGACGCGCGACCCTGTGGCAGATTACACAATGGGCATAGACACCGCAGAGGGAAGGGTTTCGGACAGTAAAAACGCCCGCAGTAACCCCGACTATCACGGTGTTGTAGTTTACAACCGGACCAGAAACTCCATTGCGGCCACATATCATGGCCGTTGTGACCAGCACGAGCTTGGCCACCAGTGTATTGGGGCGGGCGGGTATTACAACACTGCATGGGTTGCGCCCGAACTTCCGTATGGCATGGTAGTTCTGGATATGTTTAAACAGGCTAAATACCCGCACATATTCCAGAGACAGACCGCCGACGACCGCGAAGACGTTGACGAGATGGACAACCTCGGTTGGAAGACCACGGTAGCTACCAGACCGATGATGGTCGAGGGTCTGCTGAAGTTAATCAATGAGACTAACCCCTTATGCCCATCGCCTGAGATTATAGGCGAGATGAGGACTTTCATCAGGGATAAGTCCGGCAAGGCGACCCATCTTCCGGGCGAGCATGACGACCTGTTATTCGGCTGGATGATAGCAGTCCAGTTGCATAACAGATGCCCGCTAAAAGAACAGCCTTATCCTTACTCTACTACGGGTGAACTACCTGACAGGACAACGGGCAGGGACATTTGCTATTCCGGCGCGATAGATTACGGGATAGATTTCGACGGTGAAGATGATGATTTATTTGAGTGAAAGGAAATGACTTTTTTGAGTAATAATCTTATAAGTTTCATAATTGGTCTGGCAACTGGCGTGGCGATTTATCGTTACGCCTTCGGGCAGGGCATCAGGAGCGTTGAGAGGATAAGGGACGATTTGCCCGTATTTGGGCGGGAGAATAATACTATTGCATCGCCATATACGGGCGATGTAGACGAAAAGGAAGATATGGAGGAGTAATATGGCAGGTGGAGATATTTCAGGATGCCTCGAAGCTTCAGCGGGCTATGGCAATTTGATAAGATTCGATAGTGGCAAATTCGGCGTGTCTTTTGACAGCACCGGAGGCGTCGATGAAAGGATTTGGGGTAAGGACCCAACGGTGGATGTTACCGCAAGCGCTCTTTATATTGAGTACATTCAACTGACGGGTTGTGCCACTGGCGGGCCGGTGGCTCTTATTGACGGCTCTACCGGGCAGGCAATAGTTTCTTTGGCAAATTCTGACGCTTCTTACGGCGGTGGCGGTCTTTCGGGGGTTTGGGACTTCCGTAACGACCCGTTGGTGTGTTTAACTGCCGAAACTACACAGTCGTTGTGTATAAGTTCGACCGTAAATGGGCACTTGGCCGGTTTTATTAAATGTGGATGGGGTCCTAAGCCCGGATAAGGGATATTGATGGTTAAAAAGAAAACAGACGCTCTCGAAGAGTACAACTTGTATCTCGATGCCGTGCAGGAAAAGGGCATGGAGCATACAAAGAAGTGGGGTTCTATGTGGCAGGAGAACCTCCGCTACTTCCTATCGCACCAACTCGCCGATAAGAAACAGCATAAGGACTGGGACTGGATTATAATAAACTATATCTGGCCATCCATTATGCAGGAAATCGCCAAACTCTCCAAGAACCACCCCAGGATTATCGCTAACCCGTGGGAAGACTCCGACGCCGACGCCGCTGATGTATGGCAGTCTCATCTCCAGTGGATGTGGGAGAAGGGCCTTAACCGAAGGGGTATGAGAATAGCCCAGATTAGGGCAATCCTCGACGGCAAGTTATTCGGATATCGCGTATCAAAGGTCTACTGGGAGGATAAGGTAGACTGGGACGACCAGAAGAAACAGTGGATAGGCGATGTAAAATACCGCCTCTGGCATCCGGGCCTGTTCTGGGCCGACGGCGGTGAGTTCATAGACGACGGTAATTGCGGAACCCTGAGATACGTTTCTCTAAAGTGGGCAAAGTCTCGCTGGCCGCAGCACGCCAAACAACTCGAAGAAGAAGCCAAAGATTACACCGGAACGGAGAACCAGGGTTGGGGCGGGGCAAGAAATATCAAGGGCCAGTACGCCGCACCGGGAACGACCGCCGGAACCGGCGACTCCGACAAAGGCGTAGAACGCACCGATGATAAGTTGCTCAATCTCGTACTCAGTCAGGACGCCATGACCAAAGAAGAGCGCCCCGACAAAGACGATAAGGTAATCGAGATTTCAGAGTTGTTTATCAAGGATTATAAGGAAGTTAATAAAAAAGAGGAGGATGACGTACCGCCTCAGCAGTTAATAGCATCCGGCGCAGGATATATGGAAGATGGTATCGTAATGGATGCCAAGACTAAACAGCCGATGCAGCCGAGGGACTGGCCGCAGATGACCGTGAGAGAGTGGGACGAACCACTGTACCCCAACGGCAGACATATCATCCGCGCTGGTCATGTGATTTTGAACCCCGATTACGAGCAGCAGAAATGGGCGTATCCCAAGTGGCCGTTCATCGTCCAGCCTCATTATCTCCTTCCGCATATGTGGCAGGGCAGTGACGCTGTGCAGTTGTATAAGACCGCGCAGGACATGGTAAATGTCACCGTATCGCATCTGACCAATAACATGGCGTGTTACGGCGACCCGAAGATAGCAGTTGAGACAGGCGCACTCGAACAGAACCCTCGAACCAAAAAGGCGTTCAAAATAGGTAAAGGCCCCGGTGCCATTATCCGGCTCGTTAAGAACGCTATAAAGAACAGACGATTCGAGATTATACCACCGGCGCCGATTTCCGGTCAGGCCCTTACGCTGTACGGACTGTTTGCACAGGAGTACAAGAACCTTTCCGGTATGCAGGACATTGCTCAGGGCAAGAAGTCATCCGGCGAAATGTCGGCCACCGAGAGTCAGTGGCTTGCACTTAGTGCCAACGACCGCATACAACTCCAGTCCGTATTCGAGGACGAGTGGATTAAAGGCGTCTGTGAATGTATCGCCAATTTATGCCAGGACTATTACGAACCGGAAAGATGGATACGGATAGTCGGCGAAGACAAGGTAATGGGTGTCCAGCAGATTACCCAGAAAATGAAACTCGCCAAATTCGACGTGGATATACTTCCATCCACCACGCTGCCATACGACGAAGACAAGAGAATAGCAAGGCACATTCAGGCTTATGAACTACTCGCACAACCCGTTCCTAACCCTATGCTACCACAGCTTTTACGAGATTTGGAAGTTGTAGGCTGGCGCAAGCTCCTACAAGAACATACGATGTGGATTAAGTTTACCCAGTTCTTGAAGTTGTACGAAGCGGTTAAAACAGGTGAGATTACTCCTGAACAGGCGGTGCAAATGCTCATTAAGTCGGCCATGCAGGAATTTCAGCAGGGCAGGCAGTCTATCGAGGGCGTAGCCGCCGCTAATAAGGAGAAGGAACAACTTGATAAGGGCAGGGAAAGAATAAAGGGGGAAGGCATTAAGGAAGGCCAACAGAAAGAACGTGACCGCCAGCAGGCGAAGGATGAGGCCAAGCGTGAAGCGAAAAGTAAGAAGTCATAGATTCAACGGACGGCTCTATAAAATAGATATTAGAGAGATTGACGGTTTCTGTGACCAGTACAAAGAGGATGGCAGCAGGGAGATGTTCATAGGGGTTGACCTGAATACCAAGAACGGTCTTATAACCGCCATCCACGAGTCACTTCACGCCGAGAATTGGGCGGAGACAGAAGAAGTAGTCGATAGGGTCAGTACCGAGGTGGGTACATTTCTCTGGCGATTAGGATATAGAGTTACAGTCGCTTAGGCAGCAGACAGGCCATGCGCCAATATGCCAGCCGAGGCGGATACAACACCCGCAAACGAGCAAGAGACACGCGCTCAAAATGTAAGTCTAAGGGGATTTAACAATGTCGGAAGAAGAAAAAACAGAAGAGACCGCACAAACGGAGGAACAAACTAAAGAGTGGGACGCCGAGAGGCAGCGCATAGACCACGCGGAAGCCAACGTCAGGAAACTGTCGGAACAGTTATCATCAGTTACGCAGGAGAAGACTGCCATGCAGAACAGGTTAGAAGTTCTGGAGCAGGCCATCTCAAGCAAGACCGATGAGATTTCTCTGGCGGAAGTTGACGAGGACCTCGTGGGTAGTGGGGTCAAGCAGAACCAGCAGACTTTATTCAACGAGATTAAGGCCCTGAAAGCCAAACACGCGGCACTGGAAGCCAAGGCAGCAAACTACGAAGAGCAGCAAACCCGTGACAAAGAGAAAGCGGCCCAGCAGGCGCGTAAGGAAAAGATATGCAAACCTCTCAATGACAAGTACGGCAAGAAGTATGAAGTGGCAGCGGAAAAACTGGCGAGAGAAAAGGTAGAAAAAGGCGACGCTGATATGCCGACCGATGCCCTCGAAGCAAGGGACTTAATGGCAATCTGTTACAAAGAACTGCACGAGCAGGACGAGCAGAAGGCCAAAAAGACCATTCCGACAGATACAGGAGAAGGCGGGTTCATCTTCGACCAGAAAACGGTGAAGACCGGTTCGCGGGAGGAGGTACTCGCTGAAATGAAAAAACGAAAATGAGAATGTTATAGTCGTATCAACTTAGGGGAGAGGACTAATGAGTGATTTAACTCAAGCCACAAGAGAACTGTTTTTACGTTCTCTGGTGGACGAAGTATACATGAGGACGCCGATTCTCGAAGAGATTAA